CGTAAAGGGTCTTACGGAGTGAACACATCACCATAGTGTAACCAAACTTACCTTCTGAGTAAGTTTAACATAAGAACAATTGACTAAGGATTAAGTGGGTCCCACAACCATGATTTAGCGACCGGAAGCGGGTAAAATAATCTAGCACATTGACTATAGGACATTGTAGTAGTAGAGAATATATTCAACTTGTGTTTTTGTGCAGCATCAATGTATTTGGGATTGACATTGAAGAAGGAACATAAGTCTAAAGTTTTGGATTGTTCAAACGCGAGTTGTGAGGCAACAGTAATTCCAAATTGTTCTTCCATATGAATGCGAGTTGTAGATAATATTTTCGGTGGTTTGGACACATCAATAGTTGTGAACTGTTTGATGATCTCATCATACCAGAATCCCAGAGTACGGGTCTTTCCGGGGCCGATTCGCATAAACTCTTTATATAAGTATGGATATATAACTGGACATTGGTAATATTGCACCATGGCACACATTAATTTGGATCGATATAATTCATCCAATACTCGCTGTGATGCATCGATGTACTTAGCATCACACCAACCAAGCTTAAGTAACGCTTTAATTGGGTCTGAAATATTAACATAATCTTTAGGAGTAAAGATCATGCCACAAAAACTAGCTTGATAACATTTACCAACACATTCTAACTTTGGAGAAAAACCGAGATCTTTAAAATCCATCTCACACACACCGGGGACAACTTTAAAAAGTGAGTCATCACCTTCAACGATTACTTTGATATCATCTAACTTTGCACCGTGACTCCATAACACATACATAATGGTGGCAAGATTAACGAGTCCATTACCCAGTGAAGTATCCATCTCACCAGACATGCGTCGACCAAAAGTCTTCGCTGTATATTCAGTTGCTTTAATGTATTGTTCGGATGTGAGTGCATTCATGTAATCATTGACCAAATCAAGATGCGATGAAGCAATGTGTTCATATATGGGTCGTAATACAGAATTCATCATATATGGGTTATTAGAAGATTCGTATGCAGAATGATCGTTGGAATAGACATCATCCTCTCCAAAGAACTCATGTATATACTTTGGCCTTTGAGTCACAGGAACAGATTTAATAAAATATTGCAATTTATACACAACATCTTCAATACTAGAAATTAATGGTCCATAACTAGCTTTAAATCTGTCACTGCGCGCGTATATGCCGCGGTAAAATTTTGGCTCAGTGTAAAATTCAAGTTTTGTGTGGGTAGCGACATACGTATCTCTTTTGTCGTACCTACCGAGCTTTGACATAGTAGTATCATGATATTCCTTCCACTGCTGTTTCTTATGCACAGTGAAATCTCTACCTTCAATGTAGGCATCAAAAGTTTTAAGTTCAAACTTAGGATCAGGAAATAAAAAGGGAATAAGCACCGCACGTACAAACTGCTCGAGTGCACGGTACTTAGATTGATGGACGTAAGGTAAAGCGCCACCAATGCGCTTAATCATGCCAGCGACACGCATCGAAGTATCTTGAATGCAAGGAGAATATAAGGCAGCACGATTGTCAACAGGCCCACAAGCGACGTATGAGGGTCGAAAAGGTGTTAAAATGTTTTTGACTTTAACTCGTAAATTGGAATCGGGAGCACATGACAAATTGGGAACTTCATCAAG